GATTGTTTGCGGTTGGAACTTGCTGCAAATGACCTCGGTTTTCAGCCTGAGCAGTTCAGTTGCAAACATCGCAACATCTTCCTGCATCGCTCTTAGTCGCAGGCTGGCATATTGTCCTTTGATCTGCTGGGCAGTGGCAGTTTCGGATGCTTCAGACTGTCCACGGATAATGTCCGAAAGACCCGTGATTTCGTAGATTTGGTTCTTGATCTCAGTCCGCGCCTGATAGCATTGGATCAGCGTCTGAGCAATCATGTCGATCGGCAGGAAGTCGATCGCACCTTTCAAGCCACCTTTCTCACCAAACGCCATCCAAGTGTCAACCGGCAGCAGGGCGTTGTTCTCGCCCTCGGTCAAAAGGCGCTGGAGGGAAGGCTGGGATTGGTCATAGACGCCGCGAACGCGAAGGGCCTTCACAAGCCCGTCGATGCGATCCGATAAAATATCAAGTTCATTGGCCTGATCCTGATAGAGAACAAAATCAGGGACCGGAACCAGGCTGTCTGATGTCGTGGTGGCATAGAGGGGGCGCGCACATGGAAAGAAGTTCTCCAGCTCCAGCGGATCATCTATCGTATCGATCATGTGGGGGTAGTGCTTGGAGAACCAGTAGACCTCTTCAGTATCCATGTCCCACAACTCGCAGATGCGGGCCTTGTCTTTCTGGCTGGACTGGCTGGTATATTTGTTGAGGGGATCGGGCGCGCTGTCGAACGGAATTTTCTTGGCGATGTCGGCACCGAAGCGCTCTGTCACCATGTCCTCATTCATATAAACCCAGCGCCAGACCTTGGTTACTTCTTCCCAGGTACGAGCCGAGTCGTGACCAAAGTCTTTCCAGTGAACGTAATCTGTTGGCGAACATTCGCTCTCGATTTTCTCAAGAGGTTCTGAATCCTCGCCTTCGTTATCTTCCTCAAATTCGCTTTCTGCGTTGTCCGTGATTTCTGCATCATCTTCCTCTTCGACGGTTTCGATGTGAGGCTCATAGCGGACCCAGCCGATGCCGCGGCCGCCAAGAAACCGATCTTCCACGGCGTGGTCCATGCATGACCGAAAATCGCTGTAATGCTCTATCTCATAGTCAAGAACGCGCTCCAGCAGGAGCGAAGCCACGCGGCCAACAGGATCATTGTCAACAAATCTCCGTGAGACATCGGCCTTCGGCATTTTGGCATAGACGGCAGGCTTTAAAGTCTGGACGTTGGCCCACAGTATATTATACTTGGCGGTTTCGTTGCCGGAAGCCGAGCGCGTGTCGTCACGATAGCGCTTGAGGATCTTGGTGACGCGGCTTTCCCACTTCTTAAACTCGTTCTCATACGAGCTTATGATTTCCAGATACTTCTCGACATCATCATCCGGCTTTGCGGCCATGTTACTTCTTGTGGGTCATATGATGCATGGGAGGGCGCGGCATGGACGGCGCCATCACCGGCATAGGGGGTGCTGGAACTGGACCTCCAGGTGGAAGAGCGCCCATAGCCGGAGAGGGTGCGCCAGCCATGGGACCACCTGGAGGCGGCATCGGTCCGGGTGTGGCGCCGGGCTGTGCCATCTGTTGCCGCTGCAGAAGCGCGGCCAAAATCTGCGGATTGATCGGCATAGGGTTTCCTAGCTGCCCGGAGGGGGCGGGATGGGTTGCGGAGCAGGCGGCTGCGGCATCTGCGGGGCGCCAGGCGGCTGCATTGCGTTGCCCTGCATCCCGGTATAGCCAAGCTGGGAAAGATGCTGGTTCATGGCGCTCTGCTGCTGGGCCTGCTGCTGCTGGGCTTGGCCCTGATAGGCCTGCAGTACCTGCGCCAGCAGAACCGGATCGACGGGTGAGCCGCTGCTAGACATGGGTCTTGCCTATGGCTGGGAGATGGAGGGTTGGCCGCACGATGGGCTGGATTTTCGGCAGTTTGGCCGCGCCGCCGATTTTTGCCTGCCGCTGATCCTGAAACTGCTGACTGTCCTGGTCCCCCTTGCGCCACAGGTACGAGCCGGGAAAATCATTGCCTGCGAACTGGTCCTTGTTCACGGGCGCGATCTTGGCCAGCACCGAGGCAAGCAGGTTAGGGTTTGCGGGAAGAGCCATTGGCCGCCTCCAGTTGATCTTCCAGTTCGATGATGCGGGCGTTGCAGACCGCGATTTCGGCCTGCAACTGGACGCACCCATCCATGGCATCGGTGATCTGCGCCTTGAGGGTGTGAATCATGGACTGGGCGCGGATTTCCAGTTCGGTCTGTTTATCCACTTGGACCCCACATCACGGTGCAGTTGACCGTGCCCCCGATGGTAACGGTGAGGCCATTACTGAGACAGGCCGGCATCTGGTAGTAGGTGGCCGCGACGGGCGTAAAAGACGGCGCAAAGGCTGCGGATGTTCCGGTTGCTGCAGCGTCTGTGACAACGATGGTGGGAGTGCTCGAGGCAGCCGAAACCCATATCCCGAATATCCAGCATGGGCCGGTGGCGATCGTCGTCGTCGCGGTTATGTTTTTGAAGTTGGCGGCGGGGATGTTGTAGGCCATCAGCGCATCTTCTCCATGGTTTCCTTAAGCTTCTTGCGCTTGCCGGTCTTGTCGCCTTCACCAAGTTTAGCCCGGGCTTTTGCCTTGATGTGCTGCGCCTCGGACTCGGAAATATTGCCCGCACGTTCGCTGCGCGTTGCCCCTCCAATGGCGAGGCGTGCGTGCTTCTTATCTCCAATCGGAAAGCTGCCATTAGGTCCGGCTTTCTCGCCTGGGACTTTAGAGGGTCCGATGCTCATATCCGGCTACTCCTTTTCCTGTTCTTGGCTTGCGCCCACATGTCTTCGAGGGTTGCGGTGTTTTCAGGGCCTACCATCAGCGGGCGGTCGGCATGGGTGATGCGCTTGGCCGGCTGCTCGCGCCATGAGAGCGAGAGGTACCTGAAGGCGTCGGCGGGATTCGAGGCCCAGTTATGCTTTGGCGAAACCCGAAACGCCTTGGTATCCTCGTCATACTCGCGCTCGTATTGCTTGAGGGCTTCGATGCCCTGCTTGCACTTGGCGGCATCGAAATAACATAGCGGCAGGGTGGCGCGCGCTGCCTGGATGCCGTCCTGTACCGAGAGCTTGGGCACCAGGCCGATATTTCCGAAGCCGAGAATGCCGATGATCTGTTCGATGGTGGACTTGCCGTTGGCGGCAAAGGAGGCGGCTTTGGCGTCATGGGGCAGGTAATGCTTTTCGTAGTGGTAGGGCTTGGAGGCGACGAAGTTGGCGACATCTTCCGCGCCCGACCCTGAGACGCTGTAGAAGTCCACGATCCGAAGTTCATTGCCTACAGGCTGGAACCACCAGATGGAGGTGTCGTCGCTATGGCCGATGTCCCAGGCAGTGAAGCAAGAGAGCGACGGATCATACTCAACCTCGCGGACATGGCCGCGTTCTTCCAGTTCGCGCATTTCCTTGCCATAGAAGGCCCCGAGGATTGCGGCGTCGAACGAGCACTCGTATTCCTGGAGGAACTGATCCTCCGTGAGCTGCGCGCGGAGGGCTGAAACTTCCCCCTCCGGCAGGATGCCAGACTGGGAAGACTTCAGCTGCATATAAAACCACTCGGCCGGATTGGCTTTGGCGGTCTCGCAGATGTCGAAGAACTGGTTCTTGCCTTTAGGCGTGCCCATGAACACAGCCCAGCCCTGGCGATCAGAGAGTGTGGGGCGAAGGACATTACCCCATACGGACGGCCGAAAATCCCCGTATTCGTCATTGAGCATGCCGTCGAAGCCAAGGCCGCGGGCGGCATCTGCGTTGTCGGCCCCGAATAATGAAATTGTTGCGCCATTTATCAGTTCAACGCGCAGCTCTGCTTCGTTGGAAGATTTTAGAACTGGCGCGGCGTGCCACTTCAGGCGGTCCCAGATCACCGCTTTTGCCTGAGAGCGGAACGGAGCAAAATAGGAATATGCAGGTTTGTATCCCTGTTCCCGCGCAGGATTCATGAGTGCCGCGCGAATGAGGTCGTTGATGGCGGCCGTAGATTTCCCGGCGCGCCGATGCGCGACGAGGGCGCCCCACCGCTGGACCCGATCATGAAAGGGGGAAAAAGCATGTCTGGGGGTATATGGCAGTTCTATACGTCTCGCCAAATTATCCCCCGCTGGATTGCTACGATTTTCTCGTAGAACCGTTCCAAAAGCGGTTTTGCTGCTGCCGGGCCCAAATCCCCACCAATTCGACGGAATTTAGCACAAACTACTACAAATCGGCCGGGAAACAACCCCTAGTGCCAAGAGCGGCGCCTAGCCCCATTTCGGCATCGCCGCCGGATTAAGGCCAGATTTCACCCAGCCATCCATATCAGTAGCGGCGATATTGAGTTGTTCTGTGATGAAAGGTGTGTGGTCGAGTGCCT